AAGCACATCCACGAGCTTGAGGAACATCACCCGAGGACGACCGCTCACCCCAGGAAACGCAGCAACACGAGCGAACAACGTCGGCAACGCGCGCACGCGAGAAAGGTAGATCGCTGGAGGGGTTGCCGGCGTCTGCATACGCTTCGGCGTCGGCATATGCTTCAGCACCACCAGGAGATGCTTAGGCTCAGGCTTCTGAGGTCGCCTCTCTAAACGACACGCCTCGGAGTGGTACATATGCCCTACCCGCTTAGGAATGAACGAAGTACCGCATCCAAGGCACAAACGCGCAGGGCGCGCCACGCGATGCCTCCGGTCCGAACGGACCTACCAGCCAGCGGCCCATCGGAACAGCCGGACAGACACACCCGCTACGACCGCCAGCAGAGGCATCGCGACCGCGAGCGCGATTGCGCTCACGATGAGCATCGCGAGGACGGCCCGATCACGCTCGGAACCGCGCTCGACCTCGTCCCGCTTGCGGTACTCCTCGGCTACCTCGCGCTCGATGACCCCGCGCGCTTCGATCTCCGATAGGTCGGCCACACTACTCAGCCTCGGCGCCGGCCGGCTCCTCGACCTCGGCCTCGGCCGCCTCGGCGTCGTCATCGCCCGCAGGCGCAGGTGCCGCAGCCATCAGGTGGACGAGGCCCGCCCGCTTGAGCGAACCGTCCACGGCGCTGGCGTCGTTGTCGTCGTAGGTGAGCCCGCACCCCCACAGCAGCGCCTGCACCTGCGAGAGCAGCACCTCGGCCACGCCGCTCTCCACCGTGTAGTGATGGCGCAGATCCTCGAACGCCTCGATGTCCTTCGCGGTCATGCCCTTCGGAGACTTCACAGCCTCCTGGCCCTCGGCGTCGAGACCGATGCACGCCGGCCACCGCTTGAGAAGCTCTCCCCGGTGAGTCTCCGCGCGTGCCTTCGCTCCGACGAACTTCTCCTCCTTGCGCCGCGCCGCGCCGATGCGGTCGGGCCACGACCTGTCGATGTGCTCGGCAGGCGCGCCGGATCCCGCGGACGCAGGCGCCGCATCTCCCTGGATCGCCCGCGCGACCGCAGCAGGGGGCACGCGCCCGAGGAGGCGCTCCCCGATGTCGATGAGCTGATCCTTCGTGAGCTTCGCGCCGGTCAGCGGCTTGTCGTCCGCACGGTAGGCATCACACAGCCCACCGACGGTCGTGATGTCGAGCTTCCGAAGCACCTTCAGCACCTTCTCGTCCAGCCCGAGCGTGGCGACCGGCTCGGAACCGTACGCCGCGATGCCCTCGGCCGCCGCGTGTGCGCCGTTGGTGCCGTTCGCAGGTCGCGCATCCGCCGCCGCCTCTGCCGCTGCGACCTTCGCCTCCAGCTTGCGGACCTCGGCGGAGAACCCGTCGCGCTCCCGCACGAGACGCGCGACCTCGACCGCGAGCTTGTCACGCTCGTTGCGCACAGCCACCGCGCCGGGAGGACCCTCGACCGCGGGGAGGCCCTCGGCGTGCCCGAGCGTCATCTGCCCGGGGACCGCTACGAGCGGCCCTACGGGCCGACACCCCACCACGATGACCGTCGTCGGGAGACCCATCCCACCCGCTACCCTGACCGCTGCCTCGACCAAGTCCTGCATGACGATTGCCTCCGCCTACTGAACGTCGTTGGGGTTGTCGCGCAAGAGACGCTTCGCAAGGGTCACGACCACCTGCTCCGTCTCTCGCCTCGTGCTCTCGATGATCTCCTCGGCCCGCTTCTTCGCATCCTTCGTACGCGCGCGCTCGACGCGGAACTCCTCGGACACCCCGACCGTGATGACCGAAGCAATGTCCTTCTTCGCACGCGCACACGCCTCCACGAACGCCACATCCGGCGTGAAGTACTCGGCCAGCATCTCCTTACTGAACATGCGTGCCGCTGCCTTGGGGTCGTGGACCGTCACCGAACGCCGGCTCGTGAACTTCGCGGTGCCGTAGGGGTCCGCCAGGGCGCGATCCCCATCGCGAGACATCGCAAGCTCCAGCGCCTGCTGCCGCTCCTTGATGAGCTGGTCGATGGCAGCCTTCCGCATCTTGAGGATGGCGATCTCTCGCAACAGGGTCAGCTTCCGCGCACCACGCTCGACGCGAGCGGCATCCTCGGCAGACACGCCTTCGGAGGCGCGGGTCGTCGTCTCAGGCATGGTGGCTCCGTGGGGCGCGATACTACGGGGCGGCGGTTCGCTTGTCAAGCGGGCACGGGAATCTCGCGACAACGCGCCCGCTTACGGTTGAGACAGCCCCGCGCGTCCACTCGGAACCTTCCACCCGCACCAACGCAGCAGCGAGCACGCGCTGATGCTCCGACGTATCCCGGAGGTTGCGGAGAGCGCGAAACAGGCCGCGCTCGGTACACGCCCGGCCGAGCGCGCTGTTGATAGCGGCGAGGGCGGCCTCGTTGAACGTGTCGAGGAACATCTGCTCAGGGTAGTAGGCATCGCCCACTTGCACGAACCGAGGGCGGGTATCAGGCTCCGCTTGCGGCGCCATGCTGCCTCCGCGCGAGCGCCGCCAGAAGGAGTGCGCACGCCTTGTCCGCTGAGAGCTTCGCGCCTGTGCGCGTCGCGCGGAGGTCGATGTTCGGAAACAGCGCCTGCGCCTTCTCGATTGCACGGCGGTCGCCGTCCTTCCGCCGCGCGTCGAGGCGCGCACGCTTCGCCTGCGCCTCGGCCTTGCGCTCGGCCTTCGTCAGCCTCACCTTCGACTTCGGGCTTGGTTTCGACCTCGGGATGGCAATGCCTATCGCCGTCTTCCACTTGAGCGAATGGACCACCTCCACAGGGACACCTGCGGCAACGAGCGCCATGCGCCAGAGCCCCCACCCGTACCCCGAGGAGAAGTTGCCGACGGCCCCGTTGCCTGGCATGGGTCCTTGCTGCTCGATGAGTGCGAGCCCGACGCGCCCACTCCACTCTCGCGCGAGCGACGCCAGCCCAGGGAGGTCGTAGGTGACCTTGCCTCCCACGTCGATGACCGGAACGCGCGTCAGGCGGACGGTACCAGCGCCATCGATCTCAGCCGCGTACCCGTGCAATCCTGGGTCGATGCCTACCACGACCACGGCAGAGGTCTGCCGCGTAGGTGTGGACGAAACCGGAACGGAGATGTCTGCGAAGGAGGCTGCCGCTCGGAGCAGGCTCACGCGAGCACCCCCGGCCCTGGCTCGACCTCGTGCTTCGCCGCCCACTTCGTCCACCGCCGCCGCACTACGTCAGCGTACTTCGGGTTGACCTCGGCGGCGAAGCACCGACGCCCGGCGCGGGCCGCAGCGATGATCGCCGTCCCCGAACCAACGAAGGGGTCATAGCACGCCTCTCCTGGCGCAAGGTGATTGAGGATCGGGGTCTCGAACAGGACCACCGGCTTCACCGTAGGATGATCCCATCTTCCCTCATCCTCGCCCTTCTGTCCGTAAGGGTGCTTCGGGCTCACCGCGTCCCACACCGTCGTCTGGCTTCGACCGCCATACCACGGGGTCTTTGTGTTCTTCCGCGTGGCGTAGATACAGGGCTCATGCTTCCAGTGGTAGCTGGACCGTGAGAGCGAGTGGACAGCCTTGTTCCAGATGATCTGCTGCCGGAACTCGAACCCGAACGACTCGATGTGATTCCAGACCTCGCGCGTGTACGCCGCCGCGTGCCAGACGTAGGCGACGGTGATGGACTCGACCATCCCGAGAGCAGGAACCCATCCGAAGCCCTCATCGCCTTCAAGGCTATCTCCCTGCGCGGTGCCCATACGCGGGAAGCCAGCCTGCCTCGCCATACGGTCGCGCCAGCCTTGGTCGAGCGACACGCCGTACGGTGGGTCAGTCACCATGAGGAGCGGCTGCTCTCCGTCGAGGAGCTGCGCCACGAGAGAGGCGTCCTTCGCATCGCCGCACAACAGGCGGTGAGGCCCGAGATGGTAGATGGTCCCGACCCTCGAGTCCGCGACCTCGGGCACCTCGGGAGTTTCATCATCGTGGGCATCGGTGCCGAACTTCGATGCGATGATCTTCGTGATGTCCTTCTCGCTGTGGGGAAGGATCGACGCCACATCCGAGGGCGGCAGGTCTGCGGTGATGTCGCGTAGGATGTCCGCGAGCTTGTCCTTGTGATCCTGCTGTCCTCGGGTGCGGTTGAGCGCCTGCGCCAGCATCTTCGCCTGCGGGTCGGGAAGCTCGACCACGACCGCCGGAACCTCGGTGATGCCATCCTCGCGGTAGATGGTCAGGCGATGGTTGCCCGAGAGCGTCTCGTACCACTCAGGCGACTCTGACATGAGCGCCGTTCGCCGCCGCGCGACCTCCTCCATCGTGCGCGCGCCGACGGTCCAGTCGGGACGGAGCACGTTGTTCTCGACCGCGCCGAAGGTACGCAGGCTCTGCTTGATCTTCACCATCATCGCGCGTGAGACGAGGTTCGCGTTCCAGGGAGCCTCGCGAACCCTGCCGATAGGGACACGCGTGATGTGATGCAGCGCGATGGTCACGGTCACAGAACCGGCTCCAGCGCGTTAGGACCAGGGTCCACCCCGGAAGCGCGCGCGTACTTCGTCCACCGCCTACGGATGACATCCACCCACGCTGGGTCAATCTCGGTGCCGAAGCACCGCCGCCCCAGCTTGGCAGCAGCGATGAGCGTCGTCCCCGAGCCGAGGAAGAAGTCCACGACGACCTCTCCAGCGTCGCTGCTGTTCTCGATGAAGATCGACATCAACTCGACCGGCTTGGCCGCGTTGTGCCCGTGTCTCTCCTTGTGGGGAACGCGATCCTGCCGGATGACGTTCGGCTGCATGACCAGCTTGTGCCTCTCGTTGCGCCCTTCGCCGCGCTTCCCCGCCGACGTGATCGCCAACTCCTTCGGGCACTTCACCCAAAAGCCCACCAACTCGTAGCAGTTGGCGTACATGGAGCCGAGGCCAGCGGACCCTTTGTCCCACGCGATGGCGTTCTTCGGCTTCATGTCCGTCCGCCGCGACGCCTCCCACCACGCCGACCACGAGCGCCAATCAGCGCAGGTGTACGCGTGGCCGAACAGCCCGAGCACAGAGGAACACGACCGCAAGATGGCCTCGAAGAACGGCACGACCATCCGGTCATCCGCGATGTCAGAAGCGATGCCTGTGCTCGATCCGTAGATGGCGTACGGCGGGTCCGTCACCACGACGCCGGCCTGCTCTCCGTCCATGAGCAGAGCCACGTCCTCGGCCTTCGTCGCGTCGCCGCACAGAACGCGGTGAGGTCCGAGCTGGTAGAGAGTACCGCGCTCACTCACCGGAGCCGCAGCGGGAGGTGGGATGTCTTCAGCTTCCTCACCGACACCGACGGCTGCCGTGCCCTTGAGGAGCGCATCCAGCTCCCTCTCGGTCTGCGGAAGGAGGCTCGCCACATCCGAGGCGGGAAGATCACTCATCACGTCGCGCAGAAGCGCATCGAGGGCTCCGCGCTCGTCTTCGCCGCGCGTCCTGTTGAGCGCCTGCGCCAGAACCTTCGCCTGCGGATCAGGAAGCTCGACCACGACCGCGGACACCGCCGCCATGCCCTCCTCACGAAACAGCTTGAGCCGATGGTTGCCCGAGAGCGTTTCGTACCAGCCGGGCACATCGTCCATGCGCGAGGTACGCCTGCGCCCAAGCTCCTCGACCGAGCGCGCACCGACGGTCCAGTCGGGCCGCAGCACGTTGTTCTCGACCACGCCGAAGGTACGAATCGACCGCCGGAGCTTCTCCAGCGTGGTCTTGTTCTGCTTGTTCGCGTTCCAGGGAGCCTCGCGGACCTTGCCGATGGGAACGCTGGTGACTTGATGGACGGCGACCTGCATTACCCCTCCAAGGACGCGAGAGCGCGCTCGAGCTTATCCAGCCGGTCCTGATGTTCAGCCATACCTGCGCCCTGCATCACATCGTAGATGTTCGCGAGCGCCCGCCGCAGAAGGCCGGAGAACGTCTGCGCCTGCGCGCGTCCGAGAACGGCAACGGTAGAAAGCTCCATCGCCGCTGCCAGACGATCCATGATCCGCACGATGAGCCCCATGTTCACCGGCCGCCGATCCGCCGCAATGGCAAGCAGACGAACCATGTCGAGGAGCGAGGCGTTTCGGTACGCGTAGGCGTCGAACGCTGCCTCGTGAATGTCGTCGCGCCGCCGGTGCAGCGCGTTCTCGTCGGTGGGAGGCGTCTTGCCGAAGCGGAGCCACTTCATCCAGAGGTCGCGTACGCCCTCACGAAGCTCGACGTACCACCCGCCGCCAGGCGCCCCCCCACCGGAGCGCAGCAGCTCTTTCCCCTGAAGTTGGTCCACCACGCGGAATACGCGTGACTCAACCCACCCGAGCCGGGCCGCGATTCTCGTCGTCGTGTCGTAGGCGCCGCCAGTTGACTCCGCCAGCAGGTCCATGAGCACGCGCTGGTCGTCCGTCCACCTCGGGGCAACCACCTCCGACACCACGCCGCCGAACGTGGCCTTCGCCGCCCACGAAGGAAGCGCCTGACCAAGCGCCGCGTAACCGAGCGGGAGCGCGCGGTAGTAGTGCGGACCGCCCCACTCGCGGTACTCGACCGTGCCCTTGTCGTGCAGCGCGTCCAGCACGTCCCCCTCGTAGGTATCCTCGGCCAGTTGCGCAGGCATCCCTTTGCTGTGGTCGTTGGGCCGCTGGTAGTCGATGAGTGCCGCCAGGACGTTCCGCTCTGCGGGCGTAAGGATCGTCGCGTCCACCAGCTCGACCGTCTCGCCGCCGGTGCCTCCCTTGAGCTTGAGCACCGCGACCTGGACCTCTGGATAGAGCGCACGGATGCCGGGTAGGAGCTTCTCGTCCTTCACGAACACGCGCACGAGGTCTCCAGCCTCGAAGGTCACGCCCAGGCCCATGGGAGCGCGAGCAGCCCACACGCCATCGCGCCGTGGCTCGAGTTGCCGCGAGAGTGCCTCCCGCGCGAACACGAGCACGACCTCGCCGTAGCGCAGGTCGCCCGCGTTCACCGGCTTCTCGGAGAAGGTGAGCGGGGTCTCCCTGTCGAGCGGCGCGATGGCGCGGTCGCGGAGGATGCGCCGCAGCGTCGTGAACTGGCAGACGAAGTAGAGCCAGAGGCTCTGCTGCTCACTCATCGCACCCTCATCCATTCCACGAACAGCGTCGGCCACGAACCCGCGCACCGCAGCGTCGTAGGGAGCCACAATCCGATGGATCACCGCGCCCTCGCGCGGGTAGTGCTGCATGAGGTGCGCGCGATCCGTGAAGTAAGCCGCGAACGCCTCCGCGAAGCCCTCCTCGGAGTTGTCCTGCGCGTACGTCGAGTAGAAGCCCTCACCTGGGGCGAAGCCCATGATGTCCTTCAGCGGGACGTGCTCCTGACGGAACCAATGCCCGACCTCGTGGAACATCGCGTGAGCGCGCTGCGGCCTGTCGAGCGCGAGGAACTTGTCGTAGACGATGATCGTACCGCCACGCTGCTCTGCCTCGGGGTGTGTGGTGCCGGACCTCTTGTCGCGGCGAACCACGCGAATGGGAAGCGACTCCACCAGGGCCATCAGCGTCCTCGCCGCGTCTTCGGGGGCATGGGGTGCCCCTTGAAGGGGTTGGCAGCGTGTGGGTGGATCGTGCGCGCAAGCTCGGCGCCGCGACGAACACGGCGATGGTGATCGCCGCCGTGCGCCTCCTCCTTGAGCCGACGAAGCTCACGCACCATCACCGCGCGCGAAGGCAGCGCGTCCTTCCGCTTGCGCACATCCTCCTCCAGCCCGACGACGCGAACCATGATCTTGTGCCTGCAGTTGGTCAGGCATCGCGTCGAGCCATCGCGGGGAACAGCGGGCATCACCTCCTTCGGAAAGGGGCTCCGCTCGATCATGTACAAGCACCCGGAGCAGATGGTCGGGTCGTCTTTCTTCGGGCCCATCCAGTAGATCAGCGTGTTGTGCTCAGGGATCGCGAGCGTGCGGGAGGCGTCGTACATGAAGCGCAGCGCCTTCACGTAGGCGTCGAAACGCTGCCACACGCGGTCGCCTACCGTACGCCCGTCGTTCACGTCCTCCAGAAAGACGTGCCAGTAGCGAAGCTCCTCCCGCACAGCGTCGCGGAACCACGTCTCCTCGTCGTGAGTAACGTGATGCTCTCCAGGCGCGAGGCGGTCGAGACCGGATGCCTTGCGCCCGAGGTCGCGAAGCTGCTCGTAGACGCCGCGCCAAGCTCGCGCAGACTGAAGCTGGATGTCGTCGTAGGAAACGCGGCCACGGAGCCACTGGTCGAGCAGACGGCCGATGTCCTTCCGCGCCTGCTCCTCGACAGGCGCGAAGTCACGCGCGGTGTTCGTCGCGGCGGATCGGAGATGGAACCTCGTGGTTCCAGCGAAGTGGCCTCGCTGCTGGATGGCGAGGTCGCGCTGCCCGACGTGCCCGTAGGACACTCCAGGCGCGGTGCCGACGGCCTTCGCCTCATCCAGCGGTGCGTCGAGGTAAGCGCGCACGCGCTCGATCATGGCGGACGGAAGGCCGGCGAAGGGATCGTGCGCGCGGCCAGCGGGGATACCTGGATCGCCCGCGATGAAGAACGTGGGCACCACGCTACCCCTCCAGCAGATGCTTGCCGCACTTCGCGCAGGGTGTCCCTCGCGGAGCGACCGCATGACACGCGAGGCACTCCCACACCGGCGTCACCACGACCACAGGAGGCGGCGGCGTGACGGTAGAGGTCTGCCGAGGGTCCTCTCTCACCGGCGGCTCGGCCACGTTCCCACCTCCGTATCCGGCGGCACAGGGAGCCCCGCGAGCGCGCTGACGAGGTTGAGGCGCGAGACCGCGCGCTTCCGGTGTTCGGCTGACGCCGACTCCGTGGCCCGGAAGGCGACCGTCTCACTCACCGGAGCGCCGCCCAGCTTGAGCGCCGCCGAAAGCCCGGTACCCTTCCCCGTAGCCTCGTCCAGACCCGCTGGGTGGTACTTGGACTCCGCGAGCATGTCGAGGTGCCTGGATGCGATGCGCTCGACGCTCGTCGCGGTTGGATGCTCTTGCATCCGAGGCACGAAAGACCCTGCGACCTCGGACAACTCCTTGAGCACAGCCGCCGTATCGTGCCGCTCCAGCGACGGGGCCGCCGGCTCGGCGCCGTTACCGTTGCCATTCGCCACAGGGGCTGCCGGAGCGGGCGCAGGCTCGGCGCGGAACACGCGCGAGATGAGATCGGCGGACATGCCGCCGTACTTCTCCAGCACGAAGGGCGTCCACACCTTGAGGTCGAGGCCCGCGTTCTGCCCGAAGGCGAGAGCGCGCTCCATACGGTCCATCCGAAGCTGGATGACCTCGGCGCGCTCGATCTCCACGATGGGCGCCACGCTCGCCATGTTCAGCGTGAAGGCGTTCTTCGCGTTGTAGGGGTCGAGGTTCTGGAACGCGAGGTCGATCATGCACAGCCGAACCAGCTCGGAGAGGAAGGCGCGCTGGAGGCGCATCGCCTTCTTCGCGAAGGGCTGGTACTGGCGCGCGAGGCTCTGCCCTGGGTTGTAGCCCTCCTCGCCGCGACCGATGAAGCCAAGCGGGAAGCCGATGCCCGCCGCGAGGCTCTTGAGGAACATCTCCACGTCGCGAAGCAGGTCGTTCGTGTTCGTAGCAGGGAAGTTCTCGATGGTCGTGGAGTTGTTCGGGCCACGCGGCAGGACCATGTCCTTGGCGCCGTCGAGCGGGAGTCCGTGTGAAGCGAACGTCCCCGTACCCGGGTTCAGGTGCCACTCACGGTGGAAGCGGCGCTCCCACTCCTTCACCGTGCCCCAGGCGTCCTCGTAGGACATGCCCGTTGCGTCCATCATGATGAGCAGCCGGTCAGGCCGCCGCAGGAGCCGCTGGATGACCACCTGGTCGAACATGAGCTGAAGCTGCCGCCAGATGATGCGCGAGCCCCACAGGAAGGACGACGACGCGCCGTAGTCGTCGGTCATCTCGCGCGGCGGCAGGCGGAAGTGCAGCACCTGGTAGAAGGGGACCGACCGCTGGTCCTTGTTCGTCGGCTTGCCCTGCTCATCCGCAGGCGCGAACCCGAGGAGGCGCCCGATGTCGTCCTCGATCCGAGACACGGTCCAGGGTTCGTAGGCGCGCAGCGCGACCACGCCCTGCCCCGCAGCGGTCGCAGCGTGCATGAACACGTCCCCGTCACGCGCGAGGCTGCGCATCACGGGGTAGGCGAGCTGGTCGATGTGCAGGCGGTCGAGGGTCCGCGTCACGATGCGCTGGATGTCCTCGTTGGGCGACTCGACCCACACGACGCGCTTGTGCTCGGGGTCGAACTGGCCCGCGTCCTCCGCGAAAGCGTCGAGGACCGCCGCGATCATGGGGTCCGTATCCATCTCGCGGTAGTTCTCGTACAGCTCGACGCGCGACTCCTCCAGCGCGTACACGCCCAGCGCCTTGTAGATCGCGTGAGCGCGGCCACTCGCGCGCAGCGGATCGGACGAGTCAGGCTGCCCGTAGATGGGGTGCTTGCTCACCCGCCTGTCGGGAAGGCGGTCGAGCCCCTGCACACGGCGAAGCGTGGACCAGGGATGAAGAACCATCTCGACCAGCGACCGCGCCACGGCTCAGTTGCCTGCGAGGAAGATGTAGACGGTCGCCTCGGGAACGCCCGAGCCGGTGAAGAGGAGCTGGGTCGTCAGCACACCACCTGCCTCGAGGAACATGCCGTTGGCGCTCAGGTCGTGGACGACCGCCTCCAGGTTCTTCTTGAACGAGCATGGAAGGTCGCTCTGGACGAAGAGGAGCGACTGCGATGTGAGTGGCGGCATCGGCACCACCTTGTCCAGATCGCCCGGCAGGATCTTGACCTCGATCTCCTGCTTGACCTTGAGCCCCGTCGTCGTGAGCGTGAAGCTCCGGTTGATGGGCCCCGTCTTGTCGCTCTTGCCCGTGATCGCGACCGTTGCGCTGATGTCCACAGCCATGCTTCGCCCTCCTACACGCTCACGACCGCGCCGACCGCCAGCCCGAAGCAGCCCGTCTCCGTCACGTCCAACCGGAACACGTCTGCGAGGCCCGCCATTGTAACCCGACGGACCTGCACCCTCGGCACGACTTGGATGGTGTGGCCCTGCGTCGCGAACGCAAGCTCTGGCACCGCGTCCGTCGCGAGGGGGAGCAGCGTGTCGCCGGGGGTGAGGTCTCGCGCGGCACGCCAGGACCCGTCGATGAGCATCCAGAGCTGGCTCGGGATGCACCGCACCTTCCCGCCTGGCGTTGGGCTCCCTGCATCGCCCTCGACATCGACCTCGACCACAGGCACGTTCACAGCGGCGAGCCTCGGAGTGTTCGCGAGGCCCGCCGTCACGAAGCCGTGGCGGACGGAAGCGCCGACAGAGAAGCCGAACCGCTCGGTGCTCCGCACCGTGAGCAAGCGGATGTTGTCGATGTACCCGCTGCCGGGTGACTGGCGCGCGCCGAAGCGGTTCACGAGTTCCATGAACGTCGGCACGCTCCCGTCGTAGAGGCGCACCCGAACGTCTGCAGCGAAGCCGCCCACTAGAACGGCGCCCGCATGAGGTAACGATTGAGCTTCGCTGCCTGCGCCTTCCGATGCGTCATCGCGCTGGGATGCTCGCCCAGGGCGACCTTGTCCACGAGGCAGCGGAAGATCGACGCCGAGAGCGCATCGCTGACGTCCTTCGACCCCTTCGACCCATCCGGGTTCCGGTCGCGGTGATCGACCTTGTCGCGGTGAACGTCGTGCTCCAGCCCGGTCAACTCCTGCCAGAGCAGAACGCGCCGCAACGCCTCCGCGGGCGTGTGCCACTCCTTCGGGCTCATGCCCGGCGGGTAGGGCAAGGCCACGCGGCCCTCGCTCATGGCCTGGCGCGCGTCCTTGTACGGCTGCGGCGTCCGGTCAACGCTCTGGTTATCCGTCGTGAAGCCTGCCTCACGAAGCCGCTGCAACATGTCGAAGGACATGTGATGGTCGCACGTCACGAGACGGATGGGGAAGCCGCACCGACGCAGCCAGTCGATGAACACGCGGATCTGGCGGTAGTCGATGGGCTCGCCGTAAGGGCCAGCGGTGATGGCGACGTAGAAGTCTACCTCCACGTCCTTCACGACCTCGCCCTCTCCCACCTGCGCTGCGTCGCGCGCTTCCCCGCGCCGCGCGTCGAGGTAGTGGCCTGAAGGGTGGACCATCGCGAAGCCGGTCCGGTCTCCCGTCTGCGAAAGGTCGAGCGCGATGTAGCGCGGCGCGTCCGGGTGACGGATCGGAGTCCTTCGCCCGAGGTGGACGCGAGTCACTACCTCATGGTCGAACGTGTCCTGCAGGCGGATGCCTGTCTTCTCGTGGCAGGGGATCATCTGCGCCGAGAACGGGAAGGGAAGCTCGGAAGAGAAGCACGCCTCCACGACCTCACGCCGACCGAAGAATGGCGTGAACGCGCCTGTGGGAACGTCCGCGAGCGCACGGAGAGCGCCGTGGATGTCGTCGTGGAACGCGCGGTAGTGCGTAACCGGGACTTCTAGAATCTGCCCGCCAGCGTCCGGCGCCTCCGCGACCGCCTCGACCGCGACACCACCACCCTGCCGCTTGAGCACCTTGTCGAGCAGACGAGGATCGGAGACCTCGTTGCCCACGTACACGCGAAAGATGGGGTCGCCAGGCTTGAAACCCCGGCGCGGATCGCGGCCGGCGGGATCGTAGCCCAGGGTGTTGATCGCCCATCGAGGCCCGCGGACGATGTGAACGCCCTCCATGCCCTTCGACTTGTGGTCGCGGATGCGCTGCTCGAGGACATCGCTCGTGGTGCGGGTCTGTGAGATGTAGATCGCGACGCCGGGAATCTCACCGCCGGTCCCGACGAAGCGGCCTTCCAATCGGCGGCTGACCTCCGACACCAGCTCATTCGCGCGCGCAGCGGTCTTCTCGCCCTGCGCGTAGTAGTTCAGCTCGTCCGCGACCACCGCGAAGAGGTTGCGCCCGATAGCGTGGAGTACGTCAGAGCCGATGATGACTTCGATGTTCTTCTGCGGCCAG